AGCAGCTTCGGGCATCTCGCCCTTTGGTTCATTTTCTGCCATTTCGTAAGTCCTCCTAAGACTTGTTTTCTAAAGTACATTTCCCCACATATTACGCCCTTGCGTAACTCTCTGTGGGTCGCCAACCAATCTGTTATTTACCAGTTAGTTATCCATCCAATAATCAGTCCCTCATATCTTTCTTGGTGTTATTTACCTATCAGATCCTTCAGGGGCGTTTCACCCCGCATAAGTCCATAAACATCATCTGTATGTTCTGAACTGAGTTGCCCAAATTTAAACTTGCCTTCCTTCCATGCCTCGTACTTTGCATCCCCCATTATCTGCTTCTGTGTGGCTTCATCCTGCTTATTGAACCAGTCCTCTCCCGTCTCTTGAATCGGAATGTCGCCGGTATAAGGTAACATCGCACACCGCCCGTTGTAATGATCATCCAGCACCTCGTCCAGGTCGTGCAAAGTCCCGTGCATAGCAAGACATGACATGCAAGCACCGTCAAGCTCCGCCCACCAAACCCACTTCTGCACCACATCCGAGTTGGCAATGTAGTTCGCCCTGGTTGCCTCTCGATAAGCGTATAACTGAGAAGTGCGCGCCCAGCGCAAGGCATCCGTCAAACCCATCCCCAGTGAATTTTCAATGAGCTTAGCCACTTTTACCGGGTTATAACCCAGTCCTACGCCCTCCAGTATTGCATCAGCAATCTCCTGAGCATAAGTACCCGCCAGCCTTGATAATCTCTGAAACATTACCCCATCAGGCTGTAAGAAGCCCAGCATGGTCTCAATAGCTTGCGCCGGTACAGTCTGCGGTGCTGTTATCCCATACACCTTCAGGTACGCTGCTGAATTAGCAATCGCCTGTTCAATAGCCAGTCTTGCCCCATTGCTTATCTCCACCTGAGCATAAGCAGAATAGCGCGTTAGCTCGTCTTCAATAGCCCTTATCAGTTCACCGTACCGCGCCAGTTTAGCAATCTGCGACCTGGTCGGATCCTCTAACTGTCCATAAGCCAACAGGAATAAATCGATCTTGTCCTTTAGCCTGGAATAAAGCCCCTGGTACGAACTTACCAAACGCCCCATAGCCTGCTCGTCAAGTTTGAGTAAGCGGTCTCTGAATTGTTTGGCAAGGTCAATGATCGTTGGCATACCTATTTACCCTGTCCGAACGCTCTCAATAAGGCAGCACCCACATTGTCACCACTCACCTTTTCATCCGCCAGCCTTTGCTCTTCGTCTTCCCACTCATAACCACGCTTATTACTGGCGGTCTGTTTGCTAACAAGCCCCAAGTCCATATCAGTCTTTAGCGCATTTATCTGCCCAACCTCGTCAACGGGTAACACATCGAACCAAATGATCTCGCCCCCGTCCGTGTTCTTGAATCCGGCAAGCTCAAGCAAAATATGGTTTATCTGGATCAACGCTTCACCATAAAGCCCACGCTTATCTTCTACCTTACTGAGCGCATCCTGGTACAGCACCCTTAACCCAAAGTTGGTCAACGCACCCAACTTATCAGCAAGCGAGTCAATATCCACACTTCTGGCGATGTCAAATATGGCCTGCCTGAGAAACTTGATAAAATTCAGGCTGGACCCCAAGTCACTCTGCATCTCCAGGTTCTGAAGCATCGCGGTATCACTATCAGACAGCACCATCTCATCAACGCCCCAGTTAGCTTGATTCGGCTTGCCAAATTTCCTGCCCCAAGTCTTCGGGTGGGCATGATATTTGATGATCTTGGCGGTGTTGCTAACCACGAAATTGAACTTATCCTGCAAGTTGATAATATCATCACTAATATCCGGGCTTCCATAGGGCGACCCGTTCTTGGGCAGGTTCTTCCAGTGAACAATCGGCGGGAAGTCGTACTCCCAAATATTAGTGTCATCCAATATCCAGCGGTTGTAATTGTCCGAGTGATAATCGCTTATCACCCAACCAGTTAGAATATATGCCCCGTCCGTCTCGTCAAGCCTTGACCCTTGCTCAATAACCTGCTTATAAGCCACATCCTTGTCGGTCTCAGAATCATGCGTGGTATAGGCGATAATATAGCGGATCACTATGGTGCAATCGTTCTGCTCTGTTTCCATGACAATGCTCGCAGGATCCAAAACAACCAATCGCGGTATAAGGTTGCCATTGCTATCCGCCGTCCCATCAGGCAGCAGTTTTATGTAGCAAGTGCCGGCTTCAGTACCGTACGATGCAACTGATTTTAGAATATCCCGCTTACGGTTCGCCTTCCATACCTCGTCAATATAAACCTGTTCTGGAGAATCAGATTCGCCAGGAAGGTCAAATGTAATGTCCTTACCAAATAGCATGGATACAGAGCGGTCAGCAATAAGCCCGCAGAAATTGACAATAACGCAATCATCCTCAGATTTTAGCGGAGCCTTCTGAACCCCGTTGCGATAATTGCGCCGGTTCTTGACATCATTCCGCTTATCCACATAGGTATCACCTAACAATGGTTGTAAAAACCATTCACGCAGCCTCTCAAATACATTAGCCATATATCACCACCACCTTATGTATAAAACGGATTCGGCAAGACTGTAACAGTTTCTTCAAGCGAGTCCTCCTCATGCGCATATCTCGCAGCGTCTATGAGGTGATTGTTTTTCTCTGATGGAATACGCAGCGCGTTCCCGTCTTTATCCTGTTTCCAGTGCGCCATCGATATTTCGTTCTTGGCGTTCACGCACTTGGTATCAATAACGATGGTCTGCTGCTGCATCCATTGGATACCGAAGTTTACAGAGTCCTTGCCCTTCTTTGCACCAATAGCGTTTACCCCATAATTTCGCAGTTCCTGGATTGACTTAGGCTCTGCGCTATCACAAACAACATACTGATCACCAATGCGGTTCTTGATCTCGATTGCCAGTTGGTCATTTGTCAGCCCGCGCTCGTAAAGTTCATCATAAACATAGATGGTATTATGGGCACGGTCATAATGCGATACCCACATTGCAGCTGGATCACTCGAAAAGCCAAAGTCAAGCCCGTTCCTGTGATTCGTGAATTGGTCAAGCCTATCGCTCAAATCCTCCACCCGCCAATTCGTGAAGATAACATTACCGAGTACGCCCCACTCACCCAATGTATAAACCTGGTAGTAGTAGCTATCCTTTTCGTTCTCTAACCGCTTTATATCCTGCCTAGTCAGGAATCGGTTATCTTTATAAGTTGTCTTCAGGATAAGCAATTCATCGTTACGGAATAGCTTCTGATTATCAGCAAGGCTGATTCCTGAAAAGTATGTCTGATAAATCCAGTGGCTTTGCATAATAGGATTGAAACTGAAAGTCATGCGCTTTACCACATCTTCAGATCCACCGCGCAAGCGTTTCTCTAATTGCTTTATGGATCCAATCTCAGTCTCAGTTGCCTCTTCGATCCACACATCCGTTATCACCCCAAAAGCAGGTGTAATTGACTTCAGTTTCTCTGTATCATCCAATCCTGCGAAAATACATTGATACTTATTTGAGCAGGTGATTGTATTGTCCGTCTTGTTGATGGTAAACTTGAATGCCACATTCCAATCTGTAATAACCTTTTGTATTTCTTGAGCAACCGATTTCCCTACCGTCTTGCCAACCTGCCTGCATACCAGGTAGTTACGTCCGCCTTTCATAAGGTCAAACACTACCCTTTGCGCAAGAAACACGGACTTCCCGGAGCTTGACCCACCATATAGAATCTGCGTAGGTGTAACGTCCTCCAGAAGTGGTTTATACACCTTATTCAATACGCTGGTATGAAACTCAATCTCCGTTGTCATCATCCACCAGTTTTATGACAATC